GTGACGGCAATGGCGACGACCCCGACCTCCGACTCTTCGGCGGCTCAGCGCTTTGAGCGGCTGCTGCGCCCCGACCAGGTCGCCGGCGAGTGGCGTCGAATCCTCTCGCTCGTACCTGGTTATAACCCGTTCAAAACGGCCGGGGACGCCCGTTTCGACCCCGAAGCGGCGGCCGCCGCCTGCGACTTCTTCGAGCGCCACCTCAAGCACGTCGAGGGCGCCCTGGCCGGCCAGCCGTTCCGGCTCGAGGACTGGCAGAAGGCCGTCGTCGCCAACCTGTTCGGTTGGAAACGCCTCGACCGCAAGGCCCGCCTCGTCCGCCGCTACCGCGAGTGCCTCGTCTACGTGCCGCGCAAGAACGGCAAGACGCCGCTCGTGGCCGGCCTGGCACTCCTGGTCCTCTTCGCGGACGGCGAGGCGGGCCAGCAGGACTACATCGGCGCCGGCGACCGCGAGCAGGCCGGCATGCTGTTCCGCCAGGCCAAGGGAATGGTCGAGCAGTCGCCCCAGCTCCGCAACCGCTGCGACGTGTTCGGCGGCTCCTCGGCGGCCGGCCAGGCCAAGTCGATCGTCAAGAAGGGCGACGGGAGCTTCCTGCGAGTCATCTCCGCCGACGCCGACACCAAGCACGGCGGTAACACGCACCTCGGCGTGATCGACGAGCTGCACGTGCAGCCCGACCGCGAGCTGGTCGACGTCATGCAGACCTCGACGGCCAGCGAGAACCGCAAGTCGCCGCTGCTGGTCTGGATCACGACCGCCGACTTCTGCCGGCCGTCGATCTGCAACGAGAAGCACGACTACGCCTGCAAGGTCCGCGACGGCGTGGTCGACGACCCGTCGTTCCTGCCGGTCGTGTACGAGGCCGGCCGGGACGAGCCGTGGGACGACGAGGCGGTCTGGCGAAAGGCGAACCCCAACCTCGGCGTGAGCGTGTCCCTGGACTACCTCCGTCGCGAGTGCGGCCGGGCCAAGGAGACGCCAGCGTACGAGAACACCTTCCGCCGGCTGCACCTGAACCAGAAGACCGAGACCGACGTGCGGGCCGTGCCGATGGACCGCTGGGACGACTGCGGCAAGCTGCCCGTCGTGCCCTCGGAGCTCGAGGGCCGCCAGTGCTGGGCGGGCCTGGACCTGTCCACAACGACGGACCTGTCGGCCCTGGCGCTTGTCTTCCCGGGCGAAGGTCGCGAGCCCTGGCAGGCGTTGTGGTGGTTCTGGGTGCCGCGGGAGTCGGCCCGGCTCCGCTCCCGCCGCGACCGGGTGCCCTACGAGGCCTGGATCGCCGCGGGCCTCATCAAGGCCACCGACGGCGACGTGATCGACTACGACGTGGTTCGCCAAGACGTCAACGACCTGGCCAAGGCCTTCAACATCCGCCAGGTCGCGGCCGACCGCTGGAACGCGACGCAGCTCATGACCCAACTCGCCGGCGACGGCCTCGACGTCGTCGCCTTCGGCCAGGGCTTCCAGTCCATGACGGCGCCGACCAAGGAGCTGCTCGCCCTGGTCACGGCCGGCCGGCTGGCGCACGGGGGCAACCCGATCGCGCGGTGGATGGCCTCGAACCTGGCCACGGAGACCGACGCAGCCGGGAACCTCAAGCCGTCGAAGAAGAAGTCGACGGAGCGCATCGACGCCATGGTCGCCCTGATCATGGGCATTGGCGTGGCACTGATCCGCCCCGTGGAGGAAGACGACTGGTACTCGCGGGGGGCTTTGCTGTCGTGAAGCAACTGGTGCGGAAAGTGAAGCAGCTCGACCCGCGCGGCACGGCGGCCGTGGTGGCCCTGGCCGCCCTCTCGGTCGGCTGCGCGATGGAACGGCTTTCCCTCGGCCTCATCGTGCCCGGTGCGTTCGTCCTGGCCTGCCTGGTGTGGTCCCATCTGCGGGGGCTGTAATGCTCGAGACACTGCTCGGCAAGCGGCGTACGGCGAACCCGCAGGGCCGCTACGACGGCTATGACCGCTGGTGGCCGACCATGAGCCGCCGCACCAAATCGAACCTCAACATCGACGAGGACAAGGCGCTTAACTATTCGGCGGTCTGGTGCGCCAGCCGCATCCTCATGGAGGGCGTCGGCAGCCTGCCGCCGCGGCTCTACCAGCGCACGCCGGAGGGCCACCGGGAATTGTCCGACGACCCGCGCTACTACGTCGCCGGCTGCGCGCCGAACCCGAGGATGCCGGCCTTCACGTTTTGGGAAGGCCGTACGCTCCACCAGGTCAACCACGGCAACGGCTTCGCGGAGATCGACCGCGACCGGCGGAGCGGCGAGCTGCTCGCCCTGTGGCCGATCCACCCCGGCCGGGTCAAGCCCGTGCTGCCGCGCGACAACCTGCCCGGCTTCGACTACAGGGTCCGGAATAACGACGGCAGCTACGTCAACCTCCGCGCCTCCGAAATGCTGCACATCCCCGGCGCGGGATCCGAAGACGGCATTTGGGGAAAGGGGGTGATCACGCTCGCCCGCGAGTCGGTCGGGATGGGGATCGCGACCGAGGAGCACGGCGCCGCCTACTTCGGCGGCGGGTGTCAGCCGCGCGGCATCGTGACGGGTATTGGTCTGAAGGAGAAAGAAGACCGCGCCAACTTTCGCGAGGAGTGGAAGGAAATCCATGGCTCGCCGGATAGCGGCGAGATAGCGATTTTGCCCACCGACGCGGGCTATACGCCGATCACGCTTTCCAACGAGGACAGCCAGTTCATCGGCACGCGGAAGCACAACATCACGGAATTCGCCCGCTGGTACCGCGTGCCGCCGCACATGCTCATGGACCTCGAGCGGGCGACGTTCTCCAACATCGAACACCAGCGGATCGAGTTCGTTGAAAACTCGCTCGTGTCCTGGCTGTACCGCATCGCCGGCCAGCTCGACCTGAAACTGCTCACGGAGGACGAACGCAAGGCCGGCTACTACTTCGGCTACGACCTGACGGCCCTGCTGCGCGGCGACTTCGAGACGCGCATGCGGGGCTACCAGGTCGCGATCCAGACCGGCATCCTCACGCTCAACGACGTGCTCCGCGCCGAGGGCCGCAACACGATCGGCCCCGAAGGCGACGAGCGGTTCATGCCGCTCAACATCACGACGCTAAAGCGACTGGTGTCGGCGCAACCCGAGCAATCCAAACCCCCACCCTTCCAGCCGCGGGAGTCGCAACCGTGAACGACCTCGGAACGCTCCGCGATCAAGTGTGGCTCATGGAACCGCGCGCCCTCGAGCGGTGCCTGCGGCAAGCCGCCGTCGCGCTCGCCTCGCCGTCGAGGCCCTCGGCCGCCGAGGTCGAGGCCGCCCGGCAACTCGCTGCCGGCAAACTCCGCAAGGTGAGCGGCAACGTGGCCGTGATGCCGGTGCAGGGGCCGATCGAAAACCGCATGAGTTTCCTCGGCTACATCATGGGGTGGTTCAACTGCGAGTCCGGCCGCCAGGCTTTGTCCGCCCTGGTCGCCGACCGGGACGTGTCGGCGATCGTGCTCGACGTCGACTCCCCGGGCGGCACCAGCGAAGGCGTCGAGGAGTTCGCCGATCAGATCGCCGCCGCCCGCGAGACCAAGCCCGTCTACGCGATCGCGGACGCGATGGCGTGCTCGGCTGCCTTCTGGATCGCCAGCGCGGCCACGGCCCTCTACTGCGTGCCGTCGGGCTGCGTCGGCTCGGTCGGCGTTTACGCGACGCACGTCGACTACTCGGCGGCCATGGCCGAGGACGGCATCAACGTGACCGTCCTGAAGGCCGGCAAGTACAAGGCGGAGTGGCTCCCCTACTCGCCGCTAACCGACGACGCCAAGGAGTACGCGCAGGAGCAGGTCGACACGCTCTACACCCGGTTCGTCGCCGCCGTGGCGAAGTACCGCGGCACCGACGCGGCCGACGTCAAAAAGAACTACGGCCAGGGCCGCGTCGTCGACGCCCGGCCGGCCGCCGCCGCCGGGATGATCGACGGCGTGATGACCATGGACGCACTGCTGGGCAAGCTCACCGGGTCGGCCGCGGCGTCGGGCGCGTCGGGCCGGCGGACGTCCGTCGAGGTCCTGCGCCTCCGCCACCGCTTGGCGCAGTCCCGGACGCCGCGGCCGTCATAG